TTTCTGGTCGAAGGCGCGGCGGATCATCGGCGTGACGTAGGCGAGCCGCTTGCCCTTCTCACGTTGCCCAAGCGGCGAATTCTGAAATATCCGCAACACTTGCTCGTGATTGTCAGTATAATAAGCGACGATGTTGATAAAGGCGAAGTCGGCTTCCGATTGTGACGGATAATAGCCTTGCCACTCGCCTTGTAACAGTTGCGAAAACTTGTCGCCATTGGCAGCATCAACGGCTTGCTGGACGATAGCCTCGTCGCTTTGCGTCTGGGTGCCCGAAATACTGTGGGGAAGCGGGAGTGTGCGCCCTTCGGACAACGTGCTGTAGAGTTGTTCGGCCTCAAGCTGGCGCTCCGCTATCGGCGCGTTGTGGATCACGTTGCCGGTCATCGTGAAATACCGGGCGCGGTCATACATTTCGATGGAATTGCGCCGCCTGCCCTCACCCGGGAGCCGCGCCCGGATGATGATATGCAGCCCCTTGCCGCTCGGGCTCAACTCGCTGTAGCTGTCGAATTGCCGGAACAGGTTTTCCTGCACGGCGCGGACCTCAGGCGTCGGCGCGTCGTCGAGGTCGATGCCCGTGTAGGGGTCATCGGCGAAGACAAACCCGATGCCGGCGAAACCCATGAAATGCCCGGATCGCGCCAGCGCGACGGCCTGCCGGAACGACACCCAATTCAGCGGATTGGTCGTGCTGGCCTTGTGCAGACTGTTGCAGTCATACAGAACCTTGGCCGGTTTGCCGGTGTCTGTAGGCTCGTAGCGCCACACAACCCATTGATTATAGGATTTCAGTTCATCCGGCAGCCTGTCGAAAGTGTCCACAAGTCAAAGCCCCAGTGTCTTTTTACCAGACAGAAACTTGTAGAGAGTTTCAAGCTCCACGATCTTTGGATTGGGCGTTCGTCCGGTAGAAAAGCGCATAAGCCACTGGTCATCAATGCCCGTGTTAACTGTGATGTCGCGATAGGACATTGCTCGTGGCCGGTTTTTCAGCAGTGAAAGAGTTGCCGTTGCTAGTTCGCTGTTCATGTTTACCTCATATGGTTGCAGGTCGGAACGCCTGCTCTACAAGCGCTAACACGGTGAAAGAACGCGGTCAATCCAAAAACACAGTTGACAGCTTCAATCTACACAACTAGGGTGCTGCGTGCAAAGGGCGAAACTGCCCACATTGGAGGCATTCACATGTCAGTTACAGACGCCACTCGCGCAGTGAGCGAGGCAGACACCCGCCGTCTCGCCAGTTATCGCAACCGCATTCGCGCCGCCTATCACCTCTGCCACAGGGCTGCCGGCCTCGATTGGGGCGCGAGTGACGACGTGGCGTTTGACCTGATCGACGATATGGTCGCCAGCCTCGCTGAGCGTGACGGGATGATCCAGCGGCAGAAGAAGCCGCCCGCCGACGCGCTGCGGCAGATGGAAACCGATATGCGGCGGCTCGTGACGGGTGAACCCAATGCGTAAATTTGAACTGACAAACGAGGCGTTGCATCTCGTGGAGGGCGGCGTGCTCTATCGCATCCGGGCGCTGATCGACTTACCCCGCCACGGTGTGAAAGTCGGGGACATGGGCGGATGGGTGGAACGCGAAGATAACTTGTCGCACGAGGGCGACGCTTGGGTAGGCGGGGACGCGATGATCTACGGCGATGCGCGGATCGAAGAAACTGCACTCGTCACGGGGAGCGCGCGTGTCTGCGGGAAGGCGCGGATCGAAGAAACTGCACTCGTCACGGGGAGCGCGCGTGTCTCGGGGCGTGCGTTCGTTTTTGGCAATGCGCGCATTTCGGGGACAGCGCGGCTGTCCGGTTTCGCGGTTGTTTCAAGTTAACCTTGCTACAAACGTGCGCTTGCATTGCTCATGTTGTAACGTATTGTTGCTGTGTGAACTTGTGGAGAAATGTGATATGGATCGCGACAAACTGATTATGGAGTGGAAAGCGGCAAAGACCGAGCTTGACCGCGCCAAGGCGCACGAGCTTGAGCGCCGTCATGCACTGTGTGGGCAGGTGTTCCCGGACGCGCCGAAAGAGGGCACCACGACAGTTGATCTGGGGGCTGGCTACAAGCTCAAGCTCGTGACCAAGTTCAATTACAACCTCAGCTCGACTGACACTGACGCCGCGCTTGACGCCATCGCCGCCAGCGGCAACGAGGGCGCGTTCATCGCTGATCGGCTCGTGACATGGAAGCCTTCGCTCTCGATCCGCGAGTATCGCGGACTGTCGCCAGCGCACCGGACAATGATCGACGCGGCGTTGACCATCACGGAAGCCGCGCCCGCCCTTGAACTGATCGAGCCCAAAAAGTGAGGTTCGAAAACGTGACCCTTGTTGCTGCGGTCGGCCATGCCGGGCAGATTGGCAAGGGTCGCGGCTTGCCTTGGCACGACGCAGCCGATCTTCGCATGTTCCGCGCTGTAACCATGGGTGGTCTCTGCATTGTGGGCAAGAATACAGCAAGAACACTGCCCACATTGGATGGGCGCGATGTTGTCGTCTGGCAGCGACACTACTCAATCAAAGAGTTTGTCAAGTTGAACGCAACGCGCCAAATCTTTATCATTGGCGGCGCAACAATTTATAAGCTTTGGTTGCCCTACGTGCGCCGGTCGATTATAACTCATATTGACTATCACGGCGAAGCGGATACGCACATGCCTCGACTGTGGGGAAAATGGAAGCGCGACGATGCAACAGGCTGACATTCGCAACGCCAGTGATTTTGCTTTGCAATATGGCTGCAAGGCGTTGGTCTACGGCCCGCCCGGCAGCGGCAAGACACCATTGTCACAGACGGCCCCGCGCCCGCTTTATATTGCAGTCGAGCCCGGAATGCTGTCGCTTCGCGGGTCTGCAATGCCGGCCTATGTGGCGGACACAGTGGAGAAGATCGAGGGTGTGTTCGCGTGGCTGTATAGCAGCAAGGACGCCAAGGCTTATGATACAATCGTCATCGACAGTATCAGTCAGATGTGCGAATTGTATCTAGCGCAAGAATTGAGCAAGAAAAGCGCAAGTGGCAACAAGGTTGACGGCAAGGCCGCTTATGGTGAAATGGCGCGCAAGTGCTTGTTTCATCTGACAAATCTGTATTTCATGCGTGAGAAGCACACTTACCTGATATGCAAGCAAGGCTATCAAGAGATTGATGGTGTGAATTGCTTGACGCCTTACTTTCCCGGCAAGGATTTGAACATCAAGGTTCCTCACCTTTACGACTTTGTTCTTCGCCTCGACAAGTTTTTCATACAAGGCGTCGGACAACGCCAAGCGCTGCGCTGCATTGGCAGCATGGCAGAGTTGGCGCGTGATCGATCCGGCAGACTATCAGAGTTTGAGCCATGCGACCTAGCCGCATTGTTCAAAAAAGCAACGAGCTAGAGAGGATTTGAGAATGTCAGGACAGTGGGTTTTTGATGCACGGCAGGTCATGCCGAGCGAGGGTATCGAGACGTGGCCCGCCGGGTGGCATCCGGTCATCATCACGGCGTCGGAGGAAAAGCCGGTGCGAGATGGCGAGGGCTTTTACTGGCAATACACCATCAAGGCCATTGATGGGCCGATGAAGGACAAGACGCAGTTTATCCGCGTTAACCACAAGAACAAGAACCCGCAAGCGGTCGAAATCGCGATGCGAGCGCAATCGGCTATCATGCACGTCACGGGCGTTCTTATGATGCAATCGCCCGCGCAACTGCACAACATTCCGTTCCTCGTCGAAGCAACCGTCAAGAGCAACAAGCGCGATGACGGTAGCGTAATGGAACAGAACGAGTTCCGGAATTTCAAGAACGGTGCGGGCCAAACCGCGTCTGAGATCGCGCGTGGTTTGATGGGCGGTGCCCCGGCCCCGGCCCCGGCGTTTGCCCCGGCACAAGCTCCGGCTGCGGTGCCCGCCCAAGCCGCGCCGGCGTGGGGTGCTCCGGCTCCGGCTCCGGCTTCGGCACCGGCTCCAGCCGCACCGCCATGGGGTGCGCAAGCTCCGGCTGGGCAGCCGCCCGCACCGTCCGCACCACCATGGGGCGCACCGCCTCAGGGCTGATCGCTCACACCAACGGCCCGCTGGCGTCCTGTCAGAAAACCTGTTTCGATCTGACATAACAGATTGTTTATGTCAGATCGCTCGACGCGAGCGGGCCTTACATCGGGTGAACCATGTTCGACCTTTCCTTACCCGGCAGCACGAAAGCGCTGGCCGATCGTATCAGCGCGGCAATCGACGCCCATTGCGTCGAAAAATACGACGGCGGGCACCGCAATCATATGGGTGCATCGTTGCTCGGGAAACCGTGCGAGCGGCAACTCTGGTCCACGTTCCGCTGGCTCAAACACGAGGTTCACAGCGGGCGCACCTATCGGCTGTTCAATCGCGGCCATCGCGAGGAAGAACGGTTTGTCGAATGGTTGCGCGGCATCGGCTTTACGGTCTGGGAGGTCGATGATGCTAACAATCAATATCGCGTCAAGGCTTGCAACGGTCATTTTGGTGGCAGTCTTGATGGTGTGGGCATTGCGCCACGTGAATTCGGCGTCGATCAGCCGATGCTACTGGAGTTCAAGACCGCCGGGACCGGCGCTGGCTTTACCAGTCTGTCTCAAAAGGGCGTCAGGCTCGCCAAGCCCGAACACTACACCCAGATGTGTATTTATGGACGATCTTATCGTCTCCAGTATGCGCTTTACATGTGCATCTGCAAGAATGACGATGATCTCTATGTTGAGGTTGTGAAACTTGATTGGGATTTGGCGGATCAGCAACTTGCCAAAGCTGAGCGACTTATCAACCTGCAATACGCGCCAGCAAAGATCAGCGAAACGCCAGCCTACCACGTCTGCAAGTATTGTGTGTTCGCGGGCATCTGCCATGCGAGCGAGCAACCCGAAGTGAACTGCCGCTCGTGCCAGCACGCAACGCCGGTTGCGGACGGGCAATGGTCATGCGCGGTTCACCAGTCTGTGATCCCCAAGGACGTGCTGGCATCCGGCTGTGGGCAGTGGCGGTCCATTGTGTGATGCAACTCCGCAGTTATCAGCAAGAGGCGATTGACAGCATCGCGGCGTATTTTCGCACGAGCGCGGGCAATCCGATTGTGGCTATGCCCACAGGCACGGGGAAAAGTCTCGTGATTGCCGGGTTTGTGCAGCAAACCTTGCAGACATGGCCGCGCCAGCGGTTCATCATGCTGACGCATGTGCAGGAGTTGATCGAGCAAAACGCGAACAAACTGCTGGAGTTGTGGCCGAACGCACCCCTCGGTGTGTATAGCGCGGGCCTGAAACAGAAAGACACGGCGCTTCCGATCATATTTGGCGGCGTCAAAAGCGTCATCAACAATATCGACGCATTCGGTCATCGTGATCTACTCATTATCGATGAAGGCCACCTTGTCAGCCCAAAGGCGAACACGACGTATCAACAAGTCATAAAATACCTGAAACAGGTCAACCCTTGGCTAAAAGTCATCATGCTGACCGCAACGCCGTTTCGGTTGGGGCAGGGCATGTTGACCGATGGTGAGGACAGCATTGCCACGGATTTTTGCTACGACATCACAGGTGTTGAAGCCTTCAACCGGTTGATTGCGGAGGGCTATCTTGCCCCGCTTGTCCCGTTCAAGGCCGATATTGGTCTAGATTTGTCGAGCGTTGGCGTCAGCAATGGCGAATACAAACAGGATGCCTTGCAAGAGGCGATGGACAAAACCGAGATCACACAGCGCGCGCTGGAGCGGTGTGCCGACATGGCACGGGACCGCCGGTCGTGGCTGATCTTCGCGTCTGGCGTGCAGCACGCGGAGCATATCGCGGCGGCGCTGGCGGGGTTCGGTGTCGCGGCGGCGGCGGTGCATGGCGAGTTGTCGGCTGGCGACCGGCGCGCGCGGATCGAGGCTTTCAAGCGCGGGCAGTTGCGATGCCTCGTCAACATGAACGTGCTGACCACGGGGTTTGACCATCCGCCGGTCGATTTCATTGGGATGCTGCGACCTACCTTGTCTCCGGGGTTATGGGTGCAAATGCTGGGGCGAGGCACGCGGCCCGCGCCGGGCAAGACAAACTGCCTCGTGGCGGATTTTTCCGGGAACACGATGCGACTGGGACCGATCAATGACCCGCGCATTCCACGCGCCCGGCGGAAGGGCGTCTCCGGCGAACCGCCCGCGAAGGAATGCGATGCGTGCGGTTGCATAAACCATATCAGCGCCGTGCGTTGCGTTAACTGCGGTGCGGAGTTTTCACTCAAGACAAAACTTGTGGAGACAGAAAGCAAGCAAGAGTTAATTGCCAATGACGTTCCGCAAGTCAGTTATTACAACGTCTATCGCGTGTTTTACGCTAGGCATGTTTCGCGGAGCAAGGGCGAAGAAATGCTACGGGTTAACTACCTTTGCGATAACAACTTGACGTTTACGGAATATGTCAAGTTTAGTGGCAACAATTCGTTTAGGGCTAAATCGTGGTGGCAACAAAGGTCACGCGATGACGTGCCCACAAGCCTTGAAGGCGCGTTGCACCTGATGGGAGGGCTGCGGGTGCCGGCGCGCATTCGGGTTTGGACCAACAAACAGTATCCAGAAATCCTGAGCGCAGAGTTCAGCACGCAAGCCGCAGCGCCAGAAGTCAGCACGTTTTTCATGGATTGGGGGAAGGTATGACGAGCAACAGTGACAAGTCTGTAATGCGCTATTTTCCCGCGAAAGAGCTGGGGGACGATTTGCTCGCTTGGTTCCGTGAGCGGTGCCACCGGCAAGACCTGATGCGCTCGTGTCTGACATGTCAGCATTTTGACGAGGCGCGAGAGCTATGCAAGCCAGCCCAACTGCGCCCGCCCGCACGGGTGATCGCGAACGGTTGTCCCAAGTATGACGACGCCTACGACATCCCGTTTTGAAAGGATCGACAATGCCAAGAGTGAGCAAGAAAGACAAGCCCGCGCAAGAAACAGTCGAGTTGATTGAGGCCATCAAGTTTTGTTCGGTGGCGCAACGCGAGATTGGCCTACCCTACCAGACGCATATCATCATGCGCGCGAACACCGCGCTGGCCTTCGATGGCGTGTTGACTGTGGGCACGCGAACCGGGTTTGACATATCGACCGCTCCGCACACGTTGCGGTTTCTCGCGGCGCTGCAAAAGTGTAAGGCGGCCTATTCGGTCACGCAGACCGAGAGCGGTCAACTGATCGTGAAATCTGGCGCATTCCGGGCCGTGGTTCCGTGCCTGCCGGTTGATGACCTCGCGACCAACTGGCCTGACAACGCCAGTCACGCGGTGGACGGCGCTGCGCTCAAACGGCTATTCGGCCAGTTGGTCGGGGTGATCAGTGAAGGCGCGACATCAACTGTGGCGTCGTCGCTGCTGCTGACGCGCAATTCCATGGTTGTGTGCGACCGCTACCTATTAATCGAGGCGTGGCACGGTCTCGACCTGCCGGGCGAATACCTGCTGCCAAAGGCATTTATTCAGGCCGTTGCCAAGTGCCCGAAAGCGATTGTTGCGCTTGGCTTTGGCGAAACGAGCGTCACCTTTTGGTTTGACGACAATTCGTTCATCAAATCGCAAGTGCATAGCGAGAAATACCCCGATTACAACGGGGTATTCGCGCGCGCTGACACCGGCGTTGCGCCGGTTCCTGAAACGCTTGTGGAGGCGATCAAGGCTGTCGCGCCGTTCTCGGAGGACGGTGCGGTTTATTTCAGCGAAAAACAGGTGGCCAGCCATTTGAACGATGTCATCGGCGCGACGCACGATTGCAAGGGGCTGCGCTTTGAGGGCAAGGCCAATCTCGCGTTCAACATAGGCCGGATCATGTCAGCCTTATCCGTGGCGACGGCATGGAACATGCACGCCAGCGAACGTGGCATGTATTTCGTCGGGGAGGGCATTCGCGGCATGTTGTCTCTGTGGACCAGCGATGCTGTTTGACCAGCCGTTTGCCCACAAGCGGCACTCGACGCTTCGGGTTCCGCCGCCTGTGCCGGCAACGCGCTGGCGCAGGCCGGTCGATTTTCCGAACCTCGCGGCGGCCACGGCCATTGCGGTGGACACGGAAACCTATGACCCGGACTTGCTCACCAAGGGGCCGGGATGGGCGCGCGGGCGCGGGCATGTCATCGGCGTCTCGATAGCTGCCAAAGCGCCGGGCGTGGCGAACGGCAAGTGGTATTTTCCTGTTCGGCACCAATTGGAGCCGCACGATAATCTGGACCCTGCGAACGTCTTTGGTTGGCTGGCGCACGCGCTCGGGGACAGCCGCCCGAAAGTCGGGGCGAACCTGATCTACGATCTGGGCTGGCTCGACCACGAGGGCGTCACGGTCAAGGGCAAGTTGCACGATGTGCAGTTTGCGGAGGCGCTGCTGGATGAACAGGGCCGGACGGCGCTCGACCATCTGGCGGCGAAATACCTGCGCAGCTCCAAAACGACGGACGCGCTTTATGGCTGGCTCAAAGAGGCATATGGAGGGGCTGCGAACGCCTCGCAACGCGCGAACCTGTATCGCGCGCCGCCCGCGCTCGTCGGACCCTATGCGGAGGATGACGCCGATCTACCCCTGTTGATTATCGAAAAGCAGTGGCCTCTGCTGGCGAGCGAAGGACTTATTCCGCTCTTCGAGTTGGAAAACAGGCTAATCCGGCTGCTGCTCAAAATGCGGAAACAGGGCGTCAGGATCGACGTTCCATACGCGGAAAGCCTTTACGTTCAACTGGGCAGGGACATTGGCAGACTGACAACCGAGTTGCACGCGATGACGGGCGTTCACGCCAACGTCAACAGTGCAGCGAGCCTACAGAAGGTGTTCGATAGTGTGGGCATTAAATACAATAAGACACCGAGCGGGCAGGCGTCGTTCACAAAGGAGTTTATGACTGCGCTGGATCATCCGGTCGCTGCAATGGTCAACAATATCCGCGAACATAACAAGATACGCGATACGTTTATCAAGTCTTACTTGCTGGAAAGCAACGTTGACGACATTATTCATTGCCAGTTTCACAACCTGCGCGATGAAAGCGGAGGCACGAAAACAGGGCGGTTCAGTTCGTCCGATCCGAACCTGCAAAACATCCCGGTTCGCTCGAAGTTGGGCAAGCAGGTCCGCAAGGCATTCATCCCGCACGCCGGGCACAAGCATTTTCGCAAGTTCGATTACTCACAGATCGAATACAGGATGCTGGCGCACTTTGCTGTCGATGGTAAAAACATCGACATCGCGCGCGTTCTCGATTTCTGGAATTACAGACTTGCCGAATGGGGCGGTGACGCTTCTGCCGATACGCTGCGATCAACCTATGTGAATGATCCGTCAACTGATTACCATGTTGTCGTGCAACAGAACGTTCAACAGGTCACGGGCATGTTGATCGACCGCAAGCCGATCAAGAACATCAACTTTGGGCTGTTGTATGGGCAAACCGAAAAGGCGCTGTCGCTGAAGGCCGGGTTCACTCCGGAACAGGCGAAGGGGATTTTCACGGCCTATCACAAGGGCGCACCCTACGTAAAACCCACAATGGCCGCGATTGCGGAAGAGGTTCAGCGGTTCGGCTACGTGCGAACGATCACAAACCGGCGCACGCGGTTTGAGTTGTTCGAGCCGGGCGGCTGGGGTGAGCGCGGGACGCCGCTGCCCCTGCAAGCCGCGCTGGCGCGATATGGGCAGAACATTGTCAGGGCCTATGCCTATCGCGGTGTGAACTACAAATTGCAGGGGAGCGCCGCCGATGTCATCAAGATCGCGATGGATGCTGCCCACAGTGCCGGGGTGTTCGACGTGATCGGCGTGCCGCTCTTGCAGGTTCACGACGAGTTGGATTTCAGCGTGATCGACGACACGCCAGCGCAGAGCGAGGCGTATCAGCATTTGGTTCATCTGCTGGAGAACGCGATCCGGCTCCGTATCCCGATCAAGGTTGATTGCGGAGACGGACCGAACTGGGGAGAGATTGATTAACCATACACGACAAGCCGCCTAGACAATGTGGGCAAGTCGGGTTAGGTTGCTCGCACAGACAAGGAAGTTAGGCAGATGGCTACGAGAAACGAATGGCTGGCGTTGGCTGAGAGCTTTGAAAGCGCGGAGAGGCCGGATCGGGAAATGGATGTACGGCTTTTGCTTGCTTGCGGCTGGGTTTTAGAGAGGCGCGGCAATGACCGGAAAGCATGGCTTTACTCCCCATCATCGTGCGGACGACAAGACCCGTATGTGTTCGTTCGCCCGTCGCGGAGCATTGACGCCATCGCGGCGCTGATCGGGCGTGAGTTTCCCCAGTTTGAGCTTCATATCTCAGTCGGGGCCGAAAAATGTTGGGCATGGTTGTATGCACCTGGCCGAGGGGGAGGGGTCGGCATCGCTGTGACAGAAGCACTCGCCCGCACCGCTGCATTCTGCCGCGCCATGGCGGATGGCATCAGGGCGGAGGCATGACCTTCGCCAGAGTTGAGCTTCTAGCCGGTGCCGTCATCCTCGTGATGGCGGCGATTGTTCACCAGATGCACTAGGAGAATGACGCCTCGCGTCAGCTAACGCGCCAATACGACGTCACCCACTTGAAGCCCGCGCCCGCCGCGCCCGCGATCGTCGTCCCGCCGGACGCAACCCCACGCGGTGAGGCCAGTGCGTTGGCGGGGCTGAATAGCGCGCCGTCCGCATCTCGCACCAGATACAGCGTGTATTCATACGTCTGAGTGACACTACCGGGTAGCACGGCAGTTCCGTTCACCGCGCTGGTCATTGTCGCTATGTTGCCGACGCCGGAGTTTGTGGTCGGTCTCCCGAAATTCGTTGCGTTCCAGTAAACACCGAGAAGGCTCGATGAAAGCTGGCCTGCTGGCGTGAAGGTGTAGGTCACAGCCGGAGAGCCGCCGCCAACGATGCCGTAGCCATACAGGGACAGATCACGGCTCGCCTCAAGCGCCAGCGCCCATCGCGCCGCTGCGTCCGACCACCCCATTTGCAGCATGATCTGCTGTGAGCTTGTCGCGCCGTCAAATGCGCGAAACTCTGGTGCGACTACGGGAACGCTGAAAGGGTTACCGCCGCCACCGCCACCGCCACCGCCACCGCCACCGCCACCGCCCGCCAACGACACAAGCCCATTCGTCGTGCCATCGGTGTAAAGCAGCGCCGTTGTCCCCGCCGCGACCGTGATGCTTGTCGTGCCCAACACCACGTTGAAACTCTCGGTGTTCGCCGCGTCCGATCGCACGAAAAAGACCTTGCGCGTGTTCCGCACGGTCAAGGTGCGCCCGGCTGTCGTCAGGCCGGACACCAGAAACACGATGTTTTTTGTGAATTGCGTGGCGGTCAACGCTACGTTGCCCGCGTTCAAGGCTGGCGAGAATTGCTCGGTCAAGGCCGCGTCCATTTCTCCGAACGCGGTGTTGATTGTGACCTCTTTCAATGCCTGATTTTCAAGCACTGTCGAGAAATTGAGGTTATTGGACATCGTAAACACCTTGCCTTGCGAAGCCGCGACCGACCACATCATTCAACTGGTAAACATCAAGCTCGATCAACTTGATGCCGCTGGACCATCCGTCCGCCGTTTGCATCGCGGCGGTGTAGACGAAAGTGGATGCCGTGTGGGCAGAAACCGTCCGAACAACTGCGCCAGCCCGATAGATCACAAGGTCATACAGTTCCGCTACCTCGTCAAGCGGGACGGTCGGGCTACCATCGACCAGCGGGCCAAAGACCTTTGTGCGACGCGTCCAACTGATCGTCACGTCCGCGCCCGTGGCAAAGCAGCGGACATTGTTGACGGCCCATGGTTTGATCGTGTTGCCGCGCTCGACAAAGGTTGTCGGCCCGTTAACGCTACCCTTGTTCGCGGTATTGATAACATCGTAAACGCTG